GGTGGAGGCACCGGTGATGTCGGTGCCCGAGGCGGCCCCTTCGACCCAGACGGGTGGGGGTGCGGTGAACCCGAGCACCGTGCTCTGGGTCCGCTGGTGGGTGACCGCGGCCCCGGTGGCTCGTCGGGTGGCCGTGGTGGTGCCGCTGGTCCGCTGGGCGGTCTGGGCGGCCCCAGCGGCCCGGTGGACCCCGGTCGTCGTGCCAGCGTGGCGCTGGACGACCTGGGTGGCGGCCTGGCCGCTCTTCTTCCCGCCGGAGACGCCGGCGGCCGTTCTCGGCTGGGGCAAGCCGGCACCGATGCCGACCTTGGCGCCGGTCGCCCGGACCGTGGTGCGCTGGGCGGCCGGGGTGCCGCCGCTGGACGCCTGGGCGCCCCGGCCGCCCAGGGTGTTGACCCGGCTGGCGGTCGGGGCGGTTCCGAGAGCCTGCTTGCGGGTCGTGTCGACGGTGGCCGACCGCTGAGTGGCTGCGGTGGTGGCGGCGGCCTGCTTGCGGCCGGTGGCGACGACGCTGGACCGCTGCAGGCCCTGCCCGGCCCCTGACGGGGCGGCCCGGGTGGCTGCGGTGGCGGTCCGCTGCCGGGGTCCGGCCGCGCCGATGCCGCCCTTGACGGCGGCGGGGACGGTCGGGTTGCCGTAGTCGTCGCCGTAGACGCTCTGCGGAGCCAGGACAGCGACCCGCTGGGCGGTCGCACCAGCCCCGGCGGCCTGCTTGCGGCCCGATGTGGCCGTGGCTGGCCGGGCGACCGCCGCGCCTGCTCCCCCAGGGACCGGCTCCTCGGCCAGCGACAGCGACCGCTGGGCGGCAGCGCCGACGCCGACGGCCTGCTTGCGACCGGTCGAGGTGTCAGCGGTCCGCTGGGTCGGGGCCCCGGCGCCGATGGCCTGCTTGCGGACCGTCGCCGTCGCCGTGCTGCGCTGAAGGGTCGGGGCGGTCCCGGTGGCCTGCTTGCGGCCGGTCGCCTGGACGGCTGAGCGGTTGGCGGTGGCCGCCGACCCGACGGCCTGCTTGCGGATGCTGGCGTCTGAGTTGGACCGCTGCGGGCTGGCCCCGGCGCCTGAGCGCGAGTCGCCCCCGGCGACCGGGACCGGCTTGAGCGCCCCCAGGAACGCCGTCCGCTCCCCCGAGGACGCCAACGTCCCCGTCACGCTTCCCGACGACCCCGCGACCAGGTCCGGGCCGGTCGCGGTCGTCCCCGACGCGGTGTCGTGGCGTTCGGTCAGCCCCGACGGCGGGGTCCAGCTGTCGCCGCCGTTGACCTGGGTCGCCGCGAACACCCACAGGGTGTTGTCGACGGTGGTGTCGATCGCCACCGCCGGCGTCGAGGTCCCCGCCGTCTCGTCCGAGACGATGTCGAAGTCGTCGAACGGGTCGCCGGAGGTGACCGCGCCGGAGATCCGCAGCGCCTGGGCCTCACGGAACGTCGAGGCGTGGGTGAAGGCGTAGGTGCCCGACTCGGCCCCGCTGGCCCGATGCCAGAACACCCGCAGACGGGTGTTGAGGGTGGCGACGGTCGCCTTCTCAGTCCAGGTCCCATCCGGCGCCGTCACCGTCACGCTGGGCTCGAGGAAGAACGCGACGACCACGACGTCGTTGGTGGTCGTGCCCGAGGGGACCGGCACCGAGGCGTTGGCGGCGGTCGCGCCCGTCAGGATGGAGCTGGTCTCGAAGACCGGCGGGGTCGTGGTGGTCGGCCCAGCCGGTGGGGTGATGAGCTGGGTGGCGCCGCCCGCGTCGACGGCACCGCCGTCGGGGATGGGCCAGCGGAGCAGGTTGCTCACCAGCTACCCCCGCTCAGTCGCCGCCGATGCCACCTACTTCCTGCCACAGGTGCGCCCAGCTCTTGCGGCGCATGATGGCGCTGACCTGCGGCTGCGAGATGCCGAACTCGTCCGCAATGCTCTGCTGGCTGCGGCGCGGCAGTCGCTGTAATTCCCTCACGATCGCCCTCACCTGCGCCTCGGTGAGCTTGGCGTGCGGATGCGCCTCGCCTCGTTCGCGGGATTCCCGCCCTCGCTTGCGACTGGCGCGGTCCTGCGCGTTCTCAGCAGGACCGCCTAGGTGAAGGTGGGCCGGATTGCAGCAGGGCGGGTTGTCGCAGTGATGAAGGACGTGCTTGCTGTCCGGGATCTCGCCGTGGTGGATCTCCCACGAGACTCTATGCGCCTTCGCCCACTTGGTCCGGTAGCGCTCGCCACCCCAGAGCACGCCGTAGCCCAGGCGGTGCCGTGATCCTTGCCACTCCCAGCAGGCGTCCGGGTCGCCGGCCGCAATGTGCTTCCAGAAGCGGTCGGCGGGTGATGACGGCCGTGGCCCATATCTTGCCATAGGCCACAGTCTATCATTAACTTACAACATCACTTTTGCCATTTTATCCAGAAATCCAGGTGCTGGGCGGTCCCGGTCGGGCAGTTGATGATGACGCCGTTGCCGGTGCCTTCGGGGATCTCCAGCTCCTTCTCGGCGAAGGTGAACACGATCCCCGACCCGATCGCCGCGCCCAGGCTCGCCTGGCGGATCGTCGCCGCCACCGTCGAGGCGGTCGACTGGCTCGTGAACGCGGTCTCGGAGGGGGCGGCGTTCGTCGGGTCGTCGGTCTGGTACTCGGTCAGGGCGCCGGCCTGGGTGCCGGTGGCGGTGCAGACCGCGACCCCGACCGCCACCGCCGAGGTGGTGGTGTTGGTGATGCCGATCTCCCGCACCCAGAACTTCCCCGACGACGCGCCCGCGAACACCCCAGGCCCGGCGGTGGTGGTGGGGAGGTTGGTGACGGTGCGTCCGGCCGCTCCGTAGATCGCCATCGACTCTGTTCCTTTAGGAGCTCGGGGGGGCCATGACCAGGCTCGGCGGGCCCGGGGCAGCAGCCGGGGCCGGCTCGAGGGCCAGGGTCATGAACGCCTTGGTGTCGGTGGAGCCCATGGTGGCGCCGGGGGCGCCGGTCGCCCCGGCGGTCACCATCGAGGCGGTGGCCAGCCCGAACCCGCCACCGGTCCCGGCCGCGGTCCAGTCATCCATCCGCTCGGTGATGCTGGTCAGGCCGGTGCCGCCGGTGACCGCGCCCAGGTTGGCGGTGGTGGCCAGGTCGCGGCCGGTGGCGATGATCAGCAGGACCAGGCAGTCGGCGGCGGTGGTGGTGACCGACGGCCACGCCGCCGAGGTGTCAGCCACCGACTCCACCGAGGTGGCGACCTGGTTCCAGGGGTTCCCGCTGGTCTTGACCCCGCGGATGGCGATGTAGCGGCCCATGTTGTGGTTGCCCGCATCACCCCACGAATGGGCGGTCACGCTGCCGTCATAGCGGCGCCAGATCACCGTCAGGGTCGTCTGGGAGTCCTGGGTCACCGGGCTCCCGGTGACATGGGCGAACCCGTTGGTCGCGGCGCTCGGGTAGGTCTCGGCCCCGGCCGACTCGCCAATCCCGATGATCACGTCGTCAACCGCCATGCCGGCGGGGAACGCCGGGGTCACCGCCGTGGTCGCGCCGGTGGTGGCCGACCCGACCGCCACGACGGTAGGGACGGCCATCTAGGCGCCTTCGTCGGGGACCAGGGTGACGCGGCTGATCGTCGGCATGTCGGGGGCGTCGATCTCGATCAGCAGCCCGTCGGTGGCCGGGTCCAGGTCGATCGGGGTCTGCTCGACCCCGTCGATCTCATAGGTCAGGGTCGCCCCGTGGGTGGCTGGGGTGTAGGCGATCATGCCGATGATCCCGCCGGTCACCGGGTCCAGGGCCTGCTCGACCCGCAGGTCCGCGTCGGGGTCGCCGAACAGGGTGACGACCGGGGCGGACTGGATGGCGACCTCGGCCAGGACCGCATGGGTGCCGATGGCGGGTGAGGCGTCGCCGGAGAACCCCAGCCGCAACGCGAGCGCGTCCAGCATGGTCGGGGTCCAGTCGATCCGGCCGCCCGAGGCGCGGACCATCCTGCACAGCCACGCCGGGGCGGTGGTCGAGGCGTCGAAGTTGACGTCGGCGGCCGCGGCCAGGGTGTGCTCGGTCGACCCGTCATGGGCGCGCAGCCCGATCGTGGCGGCGGTGGCCGACGCCGCCCACCCGCACACATACGCCTTGACCCCACGGATGGACGCGACCCCGGTGGCCGGGTAGGTCTCCATCGGGATGTTCACGTAGTCGCCGGTCGCCGTGGTCGACTGGACGAACCCGTCCGCGCTGGCGCCGATCGTCGGGGGGACATCCGAGATGCGGGTCAGCGCGGTGGCGGCGTTCCAGGCGGCCAAGGTGCCGTTCGCCGACATGATCTGGAAGTTCCCCGAGGTCCCCGAGATCGTCAGGGTGCCGGACGGATCAGCCTTGAGCCCGATGATGCGGTGGTCGCCGAGCGGATAGTGGCTGCGGACGATCGAGCAGGCCACGTCGTCGTAGCGGATCGTCGCGGTCGACGACGCCGTCCAGCCCAGGATCGGGGTGTAGACGGTGCCGACAACCGATGCCGTCGTGAACGTCGCCGTGGTCTGGGTGACCGGCACCGGCGTGACCCCGGCGCTGGCGTCGTAGGTGACCTGCCATTCGGCCCGCCACTCAGCCCCGGCGTCATACAGCACCATGTCGACCGCGATCCACTGATCCGCAACCACGGTCGCGTCGCTGAGTTGCTCGGTCCCGGTCGAATGGGCCCGCAGGCCGATCTTCTGCGACGACGACCGGTAGGTCAGGACCGTGGAGCCTTGGGTGCTCATCGAGCAGATATCGACGTCGGCGCCGGGGAGGCTGGAAGGGAACATGAAGCACACCCGCAGCCCCGGCGTCTGGGCGGCGGTCGGCAACGACGGCAACGCGATCTGCTCACCCTGGACGTTCTCGATCGCCGCCGACGCGGACAGTTCCAGACAGTAGCTCCCGGTCCGGGGATTGGTGGAGACAATGGCGGGGCTGCCGTTGACCGTCTCGAACACCCGGTTGGCCGAGTTCCCCGTGCCCAGACCGGCGGTCGTGCCCCACTCCATGCCCCACATCTGGCGCAGGTCCGCGGCCCGCTTGGCGCCTTCGGCGGAGAACACCGCGATGATCCCGGCGGCCAGGTGTGTCCCGCTGACCGTCTGGTTGGTGCTCGCCGACGCCGTGAACGTGCCGATCTGGGTGGTGTAGCTCACCCCGACGCTCTGGCTGATCGACTCGGTCGCCGTGCGTGACTCCGCGTCGATCTCGGTGACGCCGCTGTGGCCGCTGATCGTCGGCGCGGTCGCCCCCTCGGAGTGGGCGAACATGGCCACCACGATGCCGTCGTAGGTGGTCGAGGTCGCCGTCGTCCCGGTCGGGATGGTGCTGCCGCTGGACGCCGACGACGAGATCGCCACATCCGCCGGGACGCTAACGTCGAGGTTCTGGACCTCCATGACCGTCCACACCACGTCGTCGGCGATGGCGATGCTGATCGACCAGGACGTCTCACCCGCCGAGGCGTTCGCCTTCACATACAGATACAGCTTGACCCTGGTCCCGGCGACCTCCGAGTCGACCAGGGTGAACCCGGTCGGCGGGGTCGAGATGACCTGGCCGCCGGTGGTCACGGCCAGGATGATCCCGCTGCCCGCGGTCGTCGCCGACAGGGTGGCGTTGCCGCTGGTGGCGTTGAAGTTGCCCGAGTTGACCTGCAGGATGTCGTCGGCGGACAGCGGCACGCATGAACCCCCAGCGGTACGGGTACGGGCGGGGTGCCCACCCCCTACACGAAAGGGCATCCATGCGCAGGTTCACCATCGCGGCGCTGCTGGCGCTGGCGCTCGTGCTCGGCGTGGTCGGCTACGCCATCGGCCAGGTCGTTCCACCTGCTGATGGCGACGACGAGCGGATCACCGCCTGTGTCGGCGGGACCAACCTGAACGTGCCGCCCGCCCAGCGGTCCTGGGTGTGGCTGAACGAGAACCTGGCCGAGCAGTGCCCGACCGGCTACACCCGGGTCGACTGGCTCAACAGCTAGACTGCGGATCTGGCGGCCCCCGGAATGGTTGCTGAGCGAGCTTCCTCCCCCGGGGGTCGCCTACTGTGTGTACCCGGAACCGGGCGGGAACCCTGTCCCCGCGGGCCGAACGCGGAGCCTCGAAGGAGGAGGGGGGGTCGACCGCCCGGCCGGGATGGGGCGCTACTTCGTCCGCAGCAGCGTCGCGGTCCCGTCCGCGACCGTCGCCCCGACCGCAGGCGGGGTCGGGTCGGACGCGCCGGTCGTGCCGGCGACCGTCACCGTGTACTTCTTGCCATCGGTTACCTGGATCTCCTGACCCAGGGTCACCGCGCTCGACACGGGACGGATCACCCGCCGCAGCCCCCGGCCGAGCCCATCCGCGGTGGAGGTCGTCGCCCGCCCCAGATGGTCCAGGGCGTTCACCGTCGGGGCCGACAGGTCCCGACCCAGGTAGTCCTCCCGGAACGTGGTCGTCGCCACCGCTCAGCCCTGCTTCCTGGCCTTCGCCTGGTCGGCGGCCGCCTTGTCGATGTCGGCCTGGCGCTGCTGCTCGGCCCTCTGCCGCTCGGCGGCCCGCTGGTCGGCCTCGGCCCGCTGCCGCTTGGACGACTCCAGCCCCTTGTTCTCGGCCTCGGCGCGCTCCTCAGCGGTGCGCAGCCACGGGCTCTGACGGTAGACAGCCGCGGCGAGGCGCTCCTCATCCTGGGCGACCTGCTCCCGGCCGGCGTCCCGCTCGGCCTTGAGCAGCTCGAGGCGCGCCTTGGCCTCGGGCGACTTGGCCTCGATCTCGTCGAGCTTGTCGACCTGGATCGACCCGCTGACATACCCGTCCTCAGATACGAACATGGGTGCTCCTTTCTTGTGTGACGGCAGGCCAGGGAATCACGGGGCCCCATGCTTAGCCGGACATCCATCCGGGACCTGCCGCCAACATCAATGCCAGTAGCCGGGCTTAGGTCAGGTTGACGATGCGCTGCACCCCGGCGGTCTCGATCAGCATGGGGGTGAAGTACCCGGCGTAGGCGACCTGCACGCCCAGCACCGACGGCTCGGTCACCTGGAGGGCGCCGACCCGCTGCTCGTACACCTCGACCGCGGACGAGGAGATCACCGCGCCGTAGTGGTTGGCCACCACCGGATAGGACGGCGAGCAGATCACCGGGATCCCCGAGATGCTCCCAACGACGCCGGAACCGAAGTCGGAGGCATTGAACCCGGTCGACTGGGCGTTCTGGGGGTTGACCGGCGCGAACAGCTGCCCCCAGTTGCCGAGCCGGGCCGGGGGCACGACCAGCGCGACCCGCCCGACCCCGCGCATCGTCGCGTACACGTTGGCGACCGCCGTCCACAGCGCCTCAGCGAAGGCCGTGGCGACCAGCGCGGCCGCGCCGGCGCCGGTCAGCTCCACGTTGTTGGCCTGGGCACCGACCAGGGCCCCCAGCGCCGTCTCGGTCTGGATGGCGTACTGGCTGGCGAGGTCGTTGACGACAACGTCCAGCATCGACGGCTGGGAGAAGTCGATGTCCTGACGGGACACGTTCACATACCCGCCGTAGGTGACCGCGGTCCCGGTGAGACGGGCGATGGTCATCTTCTGGGAGACCAGCTCCGACTTCTCATCGGCGGCGGCGCCGGCGGAACCCTGGGCGGCCACGGTGGTCCGCTGGGTCACCTTCGGCCGGTACCAGGTCGCCGAGGGGAGGTTGCGGGGGCCGAGGAAGTTGACCAGCGGCCGAGACGCGTCGATGAAGTTGATGACGTCCCCGATGATCGGGTCCGGCACGACGCCGAGGTTGTCGGTGGTCTTCTGGTGCGCGGCGGCGCGGGTGTAGACCTCCAGGCGCTCCTTGGCCGACACACTCCCGGTCTGGGCCGAGATGTAGTCGGCCAGATACGCGCCAGTGGAGCGGTACTCGACCGGGGCGTTGTCGACCTGGTTCCGCATCCGGGACAGCTCCAGCTGGACCTGCTGGGCGCGCTGCCGGGCCGAGGTGGTCCGCTCCCGCGACTCGTACAGGTGCTTGAGCTGGTCCTCGAGCGACCCGATGCGGCTGCGGGCCTGGACGGTCAGTTCCTTCTCGTTGTCGGTGAGGTCGCGCTCGCCGTCCTGGGCGTTGGCGATGACGCCCTCGATGAAGGAGCTGCGCTCCTCGATCTCCTTCTCCAGACGCACGATCATGGCGTCGCTGTGATTGCCAGCAGGCATTGGGCCGGCTCCTTCCGGTGCTGTGGTCGATTGGTTGGCCAACTCGGCCAGCGAGCACCCGCGACAGCCAGCCTCATTCTCCGAGGCGACGCATTCTCCGCGTGGCTGGTAGTGCTAGATCAGCGCGCCAGGACTTCCTGGCCGATTCCATGGATTACGAGGCAGCTGTCCGACGGGTTATCGACCTGTCGCCCCAAGTGGGGGAAGATTCCAACGTCAACTGGTGACTAGGAGGCCGACATGACCATGCTGCACAGGACCGCTGCGGAGATCGTTCAGCTTCTCGCCAAGGCGGGCGAGCCGATGGACGATGATGGTTGCTTGTTGTGTGAGGGCCGCTGGGACCCAGTTCGAGACCTCCACGAGTACATCCATGCGGACAACTGCGCGTGGCGTCTCGCGCGCAACTGGCTGGCTGACCAGGAGGGTTGGCCCGGCCCCGTCCAGCCAGCGCTGGCAGGCACCTCAGCGAGCAGGCAAGAATAGAAGCGCGGTTCAGCGCTTCCGCGCGCCGAGCCAGGCGCGCAACTCATCCAGGGCCGGCGTCACCAGCGGCGGCAACTCGACCGCCGGAGCTGGCGGCGACGCCGACCGGACGCTCAGCACGGCCGCGCTCTCCCAGGTCGGGTCGGACACCAGCGACAGGTGATCCATGAACGCCCGCTTCACCCGCCGAAGCCCCGGCCGGACACTCTTGTCCAGGTTCACATAGCGACCCGGCGCCGCGTACCCCACCGACGCGCCGAGGCATTCGTCGTCGGCCAACGCCAGCGTCTCGTCCCCAAGCGGGGTCTTGGCGATCCGGGCCGCCCCGACCAGCCCCTCCTCGCGGGAGGGCCAGAAGTTGACGACCTTCCCGACGGTGCGGGTCTTGTCGTGCTCACGGTTCACCTTGACCCGGTTCGGGCGCTTCTCGATGCCGTCCCAGGCGCCACGCTCGAACATCTCCCGCCACGGCTCACCACGCCACATCACCACGGCCTCTTCGTCGTAGGGGGCGGCGACGAACTCGATGATCCGCTGGGCGAAGTTCACCCCGACAACGCTCGAGGAACGGAACAGCAGCGGCCCATCCGGGACTTCAGCGGCCGCTGGGGATTCCTCGAACGGCTGCACCTCGGTGGTCACGACCGGCCACCCCCTGTCAACGCCTCAGCAGCCACCAGATCCTCACCATCGGTCGTTGTCTCCGTCCCGGGCGCGTCGACGAGCCGCTCCATCACCCGAATCTCCTGACTGCTCAGCGCACCGAGCACGACGAGCTTCTCGTACGCCGTCGCCCGCTCCAACAGCGACGGCCGCGAATACTCGTCCCGGTTCAGCTCCACCGACTGGCCCCTGGGCAGCGCCCACCCCGACAGCGCCGACATCACCCGCGTCGCCGCCGTCTTCAGGTAGCGGCGGTCGTGGAAGTCGAACACCTGGCTGACGTTGCTATACGTCATAGATTCGTTGGTGGGCAGGCCCAGCAGGAACGGCGGCACCCCCAACAGCACCGCGACCCGGGCCTCGTTGTAGCCGGTCTGCTCCTCAAGCCCCATCTCCTGGGGGGTCAGCTGCAGCGGCTTGGCCTTCACCCCACCGCTGAGGACCGCCGGCTTCCACGCCTCCCCCATGTTCCGCATCCGCGACGCCCACCACTGCTCCAGCAGCTGCTGGGCCTCGGCCGGCTTCATCGGCAGGTCCGTCTCGAGGACGTACTTGGGGATCGCGCCGTCGGCCATCTCGGCCGCATACCGGGCCAGGACCGACACCTGCACCAGACGGGCCCGACCGGCCTCCAGCGGCCCCACACCGCGGGCGGTGTCGGTGGTCGACTTGTAGCGGATGTGGAGGATCTCGTCGGTGACGTCCAGGCTGCCGATCTTGTACACCCGCCGGCCTCCGGCCATGTCGGCGGTGACCAGCGGCGGCGGGATCACCCGCAGCGCATACGGCCAGCCGTCCGCCGCCCGCGACATCGGCAGCACGAACGCCTCGCCGAGCGCCTGGAAGTCCCAGAACAGTTGTTTGGCGAACTCCGACCAGTCGCTGTAGATGTCGGGGTCCGGGTTCCCCATCCACGCCGTCGGTGGCAGCACCTGACCGTTCCGGGTGCGGTAGACGGGCATCGCCGACAACACCGAGGCGTTCAGGTCCAGCGCCGCCCAGGCCACGTCGGTCAGATCCTGGAGGCTGGCGCTGCCGTTGGCGGACCAGGCGGGGGTCGCCCACGTCGCCGGCCAGCCGTCCCAGGGGGAGGTGACCACCGCCGCCATCCGGTTCTGGGGCGGCTCGGTCGGGTCCTCGAGCACGGCCCCGTGGGGGTCGCCGGGGCGGTAGGTCGGCCCCACCGAGTCGGGGTTCTCGACCGTCGCGTTGGGGGTAGCGCCGGCGCCGGTCGCGTACCAGTCCAGGAACGGCATGGACACCCTCTGCTAGTAGATCGCCGGGAGGAACGTGGCCAGCTTCCCGGCAGCGATGGCGTCGTTCCGGGCCGCCAACGCCAAGGTGGCCGCCACCGCCGCGTCGATCTTGCGGGGCGAATGCGGCCGCTCCTTCTGGAGCACGAACGGCCGCCGCTCCCCGTCATCGGTCCGCAACCGCACATACAGCCGGTGGGCGTTGGCGACATGGCGGGCGAGGCGGCTGTCCCCGTCGTGGGTCAGCTCACCCTGGCGGACGGCGGTATCGACGGCCTCGACCGCCGGGGCCATCCGGGCGGCCGAGTTGGTCGGGAACTCAGCCACGACATCCTTGCCGAACTCCTCAGCCCACGACGACAGCCAGCCGCGCCACCACGCCGGGTCGCCGTACATCCGCGCCACCCGCCAGCGGGAGAACGCCGTCCGCACCGCCTGATCAACCTCGGCGGTCGGGACGACCCAGCCCTCGCCGGCGTGACCCTGGGGACGCTCCCACACCTCGACGACGAACAGATGCCCCTCGCGGGTGCAGCCGACCAACGCCGAGGCGTCCCGACTGATGGAACCGTCGAAGCCGAGGGTGATCGGCTCGCCGTCGGCCACCACCACCGTCGGGTCAGCCCGCTCAGCCCACCGCCGCGGATCCATCCACCGGGCCGAGCCAGCGCGGCGCTCGTTCAGGAAGTAGCGGCGCTGCTCGTTCTCATCGGCCGTCGGGTCGCGGATCTCAGCCTTGATCCGCTCAAGGTCCATCCAGGCGACCGACGGGCCGTACACGTACCGCAGCGCCTGCTCAAGCGCCCCGTCGTCGGCCAGGTCCAGGTCCCAGTCGGCACCCTTGTGGTCGAACAGCGTCCCCGGCAGCTGTCCCTTGCGGACCGCCTCGTGGATGTGCTCACAGGTCGAGTCCTCACCGGGAGCGAACATGGTCGAGGTGAGCAGGAACCAGCCTTCGGCGTCGCGGCGCTTGACGGTGTTGCGCTTGACCGTCCGGTACATCGCCTTGTTCTCAGCCAGCACGTACAGGTGCGGCTCATCGGCGACGCTGAACGACTCCTTCCCGCCATCCTTGGCCGCCGAGCTCGCCGTGCTCGGGCGGATCTCGCCGCCGTCGGGCAGAAACGTCCGGGTCGAGGACTGCCAGTCCCGGCCGATATCGACCCCGCCGAATACCTCCGGGTGGCGGTCCCTGGCCTCCGACAGCATGAAGCTGACGTTCAAGTACGTGTTCCCGGACTGGCCTTCCTCAGTGGACAGGCAACGGATGAACGGATAGGTCACCGGGCGGCCGACGGGATCACCGCGAGCGTCCCACCCGTCGAACCGGACCGGCCCCAGCGCCTCCGCGCAGACCAGCATCCCGGCCAGCTCGCTCTTAGCCCGCCCCTTGGGCCGCGACAGCAGCGCCTGGTCGTAGCGACGTCGGCCCTGGTCGGTCAGGGCGTAACAGTTGCAGATGAACCGGGCCAGCTCATCGTCCAACTCGATCGGCTCGCCCTGCACGTCACCGGGTCCGTGAACCAGGTAGGTCTCGATCCAGTCGATGACCTGCGGGCCGAGCGTCAGCACCTAGTCGCCATCGGCCAGCGCCCGCAACCGCTGCCGACGGTCCTCCCGGGTCGGGGCCGGCTGCCCACCGACCTCGGGGACGTCAAAGCCGATCCGCAGCCGTAGCCGATCCTCAGGGGTGGCACCCAGCTTGGCCTCCCGCAGCCGAAGCTCAGCCGCCGCCGACACCTCGCCACGGAACAGGCGATCGGCGACATAGGCGGTCGTGGCCAGGAACTCCCACTCGGTCGGCCCGAACATGGCCGCTTGAGGAGCGTGACGCCACACCTCGTACCAGTCTCGAGTCCGTTTCAGCCACCGACCCCGAGGCAAGTCCGGCGACGGACCCTGGAACGGCTCCGGCGACAGGATCGTCTTGTCCGGCTGAGCGTTACGGCGACGCCGCTGGTCGTCTGGTTTGGGGACTGGGCCACGTCCGGCCATGGCCACCATCCTCTCCCGTGCGAATCCGGGCCGATCCGGTGAGATCACGGAGGCCTCGGCAGTTCAGGAACCAATCAGGGGTCTGGGCGGCAAGATCCGGCCAGATCCGTACGAACAGCGAGATCGGGGGCGCGGGGTCAGGGCAGGTCGGGCTATCAGAAAAATCCGGTCATGCCCTGCGGCGAGGGAGACCCACGTCGATGGCGAAGTGGGCCATGAACAGGGCGACCCCGAACCAGACGAGGTCGAACCATTGCAGCCCGTTGTGGATGGCGTAGATGGCGACGAGCACCGCAGCGATGAGCGCGAGCATCAGCGTCTCCTCTTGGCCGTGTTGCGGTTGCACCTGATGTGGGTTGGTCCCTCGTACCCCGCCCTGTCGGGGGTGTGGCCCTGGTCCCAGGGTGGTGGACCCAGGGGTAGCCCACACTTGGGGCAGGGGTCCGCTGGCGTGGTGCCCTGCTCATCCTGAGTCTTGCGCTGCTGGTGAGACCAGCCGTACCCACGCTGGGCGGTGGTTCCCCTAGCTCTGTCCTTAGCCCGGGTGTGCTCAGGGCACCTGCTGGCGATGGATAGCCGTGGGCATCCGGACTCAAGGCAGGGGCGGCGGGGGATGTCAACACCTCACCGATGCTAGTGAGTAAATCACGAACTGCGTCAAGTCGTCACGCCAGGTAGTCGTGCCCCGTACCTGGCGTCTTCCCTGGCTCCGGTCTGGACCCCGAGGCGGGCCCATTCGTCCCTGCCCCAACGATACGGCCAACCGTCTTGGGCGTGGGCGTCGGCCTGCCAGTTGAGGCACACCACCTCGTCAGGCTTGATGGTGCGGTCCAGGTCCTGGGGGTCGTCGTCACGGACCCAACCGACCAGCTTGCCGACCTCGCAGTGGGGGCAGGTGTAGCCGGTGCGGTCGGTGATGTCGATGCGCTTGACCCGGTGGAGGATCTGGTTGAACCGGGTGATGTGGTAGCGCAGGGACTGCTCGGCGCTCGCCATCTCCGACACCGGGTCGATCTGGAGCGGCGGCCGGCTGGCGGGCTGTGGTCGGCGGCCGCCTTCGCCCTGTCCCGGCTCGATCTTGCCGGCGACCAGGCGGTACTTCCTCAAGAACTCCTCCAGGAGTTCTTCCATCGGGTCGGGTGGAGGGTTGGTCAAAGGCGATCTCCCGTCACCTTGATGTTCTCCATGGGCCGCCACCAGTCGCCCTCCCGCCACCCGTCCCGACCATCGGGAACGAGCCGGTCACATGGTTCCAGGAGATTGGCGTCGAGGTTGCCGAACAAGTCCGGCTGGGTGGGTTCGGTCACGGCAGTGTGGTCTCCGGCAGGTCAGGAGCTGTCGGCTGGGTCGCCGTCGGCAGCGTCGAGGTCCGGTAGGTGGTCGTGGTCGGCGGCAGGGTCGACGGGGTGGTGGTCGACGATGGTCGGGTGGTCATGCCAGTGACGGTGGGCCGGGCCGTCCTTGAGGAGGCTGTGGTGGAGGTCCTGGCCGGGTGGGTGGGTGTGGGGGTGGCCGTGCCGGAGGGCACCCGAACCGATTCGCCGGGTCGGAGGGTCAGGGTCGTGGTCGGCCATCCTGGCTCCTTGGTCGTGGTGGTCGGCTTGTAGGTCGGCATGGCCGGAACCCCGAGGTCGAGCTCGGCGTAGCGGGAAACGAGCACCGCGACCCCGAACCCGATGGAGGCGGACGCCACGACCAAGGCGATCCAGGTTGTCTGCGACCAGCGGGGCCGGCGGCCCCAGAACGCCGCGAGACGGTTCCTGGCACCTCGCACCTAGCCAGCACCCCCCGAACGGCCCTCAGCGGCCGTTCTCGTGGCTCCTGGCGATAGTTCGGCGGGTCGGTCCCAGCGACCTTCGTCGGCGCCTCGTTCACCCTGGGCGCCGACCTCCCGGACAGCCACGTCCAGACCGACCATGCCGGGGAACCCGCCCATGGCCCGTTGGAACTGGCGCTGGACGGCGTCACCGGTTAGGTCGGGCCGGTCGTAGCGGAAGCTGATAACGACCTGGTGCTGGCCCTGGGTCGGGTCCTCGATGGGCTTGGGCTTGGTCACGAACGACGCTCCAGGTGTTCGACGACCAGGATCCCGGCGGCCGTGAACGCGACGACGGTGGCGGTGGCCCACAGGACCCCGCCCTTGTTGATGGCGTCGTTGAGATACCAGGCGGTCCCGATGGCGACCACGATCAGGGCGGCGAGGCGGGGCCGGGTCACGCGGCGGCCCCTAGGGCGGCAAGTAGGAACTGGCCTAGATGCGAGGTGTACGCCGGAGGGATGGCCTGGCTGAGCTCATCCACCGTCATCCAGTCGATTCCCATGGCCTCTCGCCAGGAGGCGACCGGCTGTCCGGCCTGTCCGCCACCGAAGACGTAGCACCAAGCGGTGTCGTACTCCTTGCCGTGCTGGCGGACGCGGTAGCGGCGCTTGTCATGGGCGCCATGGGCGCAGCCGGGCGACATGAGGGCAAGCGGGCTCTCGAACAGTCGGTGACGCTTGATCGGCAGCCCGAACGCCGAACCGCAGAGCATGACCGGGTCACGCAGCCAGGGCCGAGCGTCCATGACGTTCTCGATGATCCAGGGAACGCCTGCAGCTTCCAGCCGTCCCCTGGTCGGAGGGATCAGGTTCTCGTGGTTGGCCTGGGAGCCGCGGACGTTGGTGATCTTGCTGTGCCACTGGCAGGTCGGCGAGGCGTGGATGGCGTCGAACCCCTCCAGCGGGAACGTGAGCGCGTCGGCCTGGTGGAACTCGAACGGGTAGCGAGGCTGCTCAGCTAGGTCAACACCAACGACCTCAAAGCCAGCCTGGTAATAGCCCCTCGCCGCGCCGCCTGCTCCACAGAACAGGTCGAGGAGGCGGGGCCGGGTCATGCCCAGCACCCCGCAGACACGCTGTCAGCGATCTGCCCGTCGGTGCGAACGAACTGGCTCGCCCAGGCGCCGGGGCTGAGGGTGAGCTTCAAGATCCCGAAGTGACTTGCATCTCTGTAGCGCGTCCCCGTCCGGGCGGTCGTGGAGTTGAACGGGATCAGCGAACGACCTCCGGTGCCGATCAGGATCTGCCGGATCCCCTCCCCCGTCGGCGAGAGGGTGCCGCCGGGTCGCATGGGTCCGAACCGGGCGTAGGCGTGCTCGTGGCCGACGATGACCAGGTCGGCGTGGACGTGGTTCAACCGGTTCCAGAACGTCGTCATCAGCAGGTCGTCGTTGAACGGGGCGCCGGAGCCCCAGCGGGGGTGGTGCCAGACGGCGCCGATGCAGCGACGGCCGGCGTTGGCGGCCAGGTCGGCGGCCAGCCACTGGTCCTGGGCTGAGCCGATGCGGCAGTCGGGGCTGCCGCCGTTGCGGGCGCAGTCCGAGGAGAGCATGTACCAGCGCCAACCCGAGTTGGGGAGGTTGAAGGCGTAATAGCCGCGGTCGGGGTGACCCGAGGTGGCGCACGCCTGGAGTTGGTCGGTGAAGTAGCCGAAGAACCCCGGCGCCCCCGCCGTGAGGTACTCGTGGTTCCCGGCCACCGGGCAGGTCTGGTTCTTGAACCGGCCCCAGCTGCCGTCATAGCCCAGCTCGGACTGGAAGGCGTCCAGCGCGCCGACCTCGTACTGGATATCCCCGGGGATGAGCACCCTAGCGTCGGGGTGGGTGTTGAGCTGCCGCAGGACTTCCTCGGAGGTGGCGTAGTCGGCGGTGACGCGGCTGTTGGTGGCGGGGGCGATGTCCCCGGCGGCCAGGACGATGTCGGTGGTGGCGGTTTGGGGGGTGGCGGGGGTGGCGGCCAGGGTCGCCAGCAACGCGGCGAGGGCGAGCAGGATGGGGAGGCGTCGGGTCACGGAACCACCTGGAGTTTGACGACCTGGCGGAAGGTCCCGCCGCAGCCGTGATGGGTGTAGCAGGGCAGGTGAAGGTCGCCGGTGCTTTCGAGCTCGAACCCGCAGGTGCAGGCGAACCAGCGTGGGGGCGACAGCCAGTCCCGGGTCATGGGATCACCGGCTCGAACGCGCCGTCGAGCAATCCGCGGGCCTGGAGATCTAACAGCACCCGCAGCAGTTCACCACGCCTCACCTCTGGGTCAGCGCGCTGCATGTCCTTGAATCGCACCTCGAACCACCGAAGGAACCAGAGATGCGACGCCAGCAGGATCGCCCGCTCGGTAGCGTCGCCTTGGTGGGCTGGTTGCCCCATGGCTTGCGGGCGATCTGGATGATCCAGTCCAGCACCTCAGCCGAGGTCGTGCAGGTGTCCAGATCGATCTCATAGTGGTACGGCCAGACGGGGTACAGCACCCGCATGTCAGGGTCGAGGCGCCAAGGCCCCCAGTCGTCCGGCTCGGCCAGGAGTTCCGCCAACGAACGCGTAACCAGTTCGCTCATACCCGCTCACTCACCTCTGCGGCATCTCTGGCGGCAATGGCCTCCAGTTCGGCCAGCTGCTCGGCCCGGCTGCGCCCAGCCGGCCGCTCCTCCGGCTGACCGTCTGGAACCCGCGAGGCGGCCAGGAACCGCTCGCGGGCTGCTTTGTAGTCCGCCGGAGGCGGCACCCCGAGCGAGTCCGGGTCGCGGGCCTCGATCGCCCGGTGGCTGGACGGCTCAGCGGCCCGTTCCTGGGCGTTGGCGAGCATCGCGTCGAGCAGTTCGGCCAGGGTCGGCCGGAACCGTGACTCACGGCGGCAGCGCCGAACCGCCCGCCACACCCGCTCGGCCGGGTACTCGCGGAGTTCGTCGTAGAACTCAGCGGCGGTCATGGGTTCCATCTGCTGGCCGGGGAAGCTCGCGTTGAGCCTCGCTACGATCTCGGCCCACTCCTGCCTGGTCACCGCTGTCACCCCCCGCCCATGCGCGCATCTGGTCGTAGGTCGCCTTGGCCTGCGCGGTCGCCTTCCCCATGACCGCCGGCGGACCGTCGCGTTGGAGGTCGCGGAACTTCTCCAGGTGCTCGGCGTCCCGCAGCAGCAGGTCCAGGTCGTTGTAGACCGTGCCGGTCGAGTTCTGGCCGCAGTGGTGGGGTGAGTGCTGCCAGCCTTGAACAGCGTCAAGGACGTCCTGGAGCGGGTACTGCGCCAAGGCGGCCTTGATGCGGCGGCGGCGCTTGGGGTCGAGCTGGGCCCGGTGCTTGCGGGTCGCTTCCTTCCAAGCGTTGAAGACGGCGGTGGTGTCGTCGATCGGTCGAGCTTGCTCGACGACGGTGTTACTCCCTGACGTATCAGCTACAGAACTGCCTTCAGTAGCTATAGGGGGTACGGGAACGGGTACGGGGGCAACCGTTTCGCTACCGTTACCAGGGGAGTTAGTAACGGCGTTACCACCAGCGTTACCACTAGGGCTACGACCCTTGTTACCACCCTTGCGCTTGTTCTCCCGGTACTTGGCGACCCGCTCCTTGGTCTTCTTTCGCTCGGCCTCCACCTGGGCGCGACTTGGCTGGTAGTGGTGGTAATCGTGGATGAGGAAGCCGCCGTCGACCTCCTCCCACATGCCGACCCTGACGAGCCGGCGGGCGATGACCATGGGATTGAGCTCGACCCAGGTGTCGCCGTTGTCGCCGATGTTCTCGCCGAGGCCGTTGAAGTCGAGCAGCGTTCGTACGGCGCCGTAGGGGATGTAACCATCGGTGAGGTAACGGTTGCTGTAACAGAGTGACGCAACCTGTAACGCGATGCCGAGAGGTCCCACCGGGGCGACCTTGGGATGGTGGGGGAACTCCTCGTCGATGCGGACCCAGGGCATCAGGGGCCGTGCCCATGGTCGCTAAAGGGACGTAGACTACTCACGCCCGAAACCTCCTAGGTAGGCGTAGGGCCACGACCCCCGGCCGTCGCAAGCGGCGCGGGGGTCACTAGTAGGGGCACATCGTAGCAGCTTAGGGGGCCTTTCTCGAACTCACTTTCGGGTTTGCGGGTGCCGGCGCGACCACGCCCCAGGGCTGCTCGGGGGTGGTGCCGGGGTAGTTCTCGATGACGACGCCGGCCCAGTAGCGGGCGGATCGGAGGGCCTCGCTGAGGGTCTTGCGGCGGGCCTTGAGCTTGGGCTGGGCGCTCATGCGACCACCCGGTCGGAGACGAACGGGGCGGTGGGGTCGGTGCAGCCGTCGAACCCGACGATGACCCGGCAGCGGCACGGACACCCATTCCCCTCGCACGACTGGCCGTGTCGGCGGGTTCGGCATGGTGGGCAGCCGAGTGGGTCGTGGTCGGCCTCGGCCGCCTTGATCTGGCGGTGGCGTGGCCGTTCGACCCGGGGGAGTTGGTCGGTGCCGAGGAACTGGGCGGCGACCTGCGGCCAGGTCGGGTCCTGGGGGTCGGGGCCGTCGAGGGCGGCGAGCAGCTCGGCCCGGTGGCGGCGCTGTTCGGGGGTCACTTCTCCCACCCCGGTGGTTCGGTACCGGCAAGGGAGGGCGTGCCCACCGGGTCCTGCCGCTTCCCCTCGGCTGGTCCCGATGCTCCCGGCTGCTCTCCCTTGCCGGCCCGCTTGGAGCCCCCCGGGGACCGACGACCGGGGGAGGGTTCGTCGGTCGACCCGGGGGGCGTGGTGGCATCGACCTTGGCGTGGGGGGACGCCGGGTCGGTGCCTGGCTGGTTGGCGCCCTCGACCCCGGCAGGACCAGCCTTGGCCTTCTCCACCGGGGTCGGGGGACTGGTCGGGCCCGACCCGGGGGAGGCGTCGGCCGCCGTCACAGCCGAAGGGTGAGCCTCGAACCCCGGGTCGGGCAGTTGCAACGCTTCGGTCAGCACGACCCGCCACTGCCCGGCGATGGCGTTACGCCAGAACGCGGACCAGTCCGGCCACGTCAGGTTCTTCTTGGCGACGCGCTCCTTCACTGCTTCGCGGTAGTCGTCGCTGATCTCGGGCTGTTTGAGCAGCCACTTGGCGTCCTCGGGGTCGCGGATGTTGGCGATCGCCCAGTCCTTGGGAACACCGTCGGCCCATGGTTCGCCGTCGACCTCGGCCGGGCCCACCTGGACGGCGACGGGGGCGTTGGTGGCCTGGGCCATCTCGTCGGTGGTGTAGATGCCCGACAGCTCCTCGGGGAACGCGGTCCGCAGCGCCAGGGCCTCAGCGCATTTGGCCAGCTGCTCGGCGTCCATCCGTGCCCACATGGCGTTGGGCTGGCCGTTGCGCTTGGTCTGGACGTACGCCTTCCAGCGGGCGATGGCCTCGGTGGGGGCGGTGAACCCGCGCCGGCGCACGGCGACCTTAGCCGCGGCCGGTGGGGTGTCCTCGAGCCAGACGTCGCGCCAGCGGCCGTCCGGTCCGCACCACCAGATCCCGACCCGCCCCTCGTACAGGCCGGTGCGGTCGGCGATGAGCCGGTAGCCGTCGATGCCGGTCTGGTGGGTGCCGATCTCCTCGAACCCACCTTCGCCGTTGTTGAGGCGGGCGTTCCAGACGCGGCGCTTGACGAAGTGGATCTGGCCGGTGAAGGGGTTGAGGCGGCGGTGGTTGCACACCGACACGAACAGGTCGAGCTCGGCGTCGGTGGCATCCTTGCAGATGGTCCGCTTGAGCAGGTCGACCTGCTCGCGGTCCAGGCCGCCGAACGCCACCAGCGCGGCCGGCTGGGTAATCGAGGCCGGGGTCAGGTCCTTGTGGGCGAACTCGGGGTGGTGGGTGATGTCCAGGTCGCTGGTCATTGGTCGTTCTCCTCTGGCTGCTCGCCGAACCCGAGGCGCTCACGGGCCACGGCGGTGCCGTGCTGGGTGCCATTGCAGGAGCAGCGGCACCGCGACGGCGGGGTCTTGGACCAGGTGCAGCGCGGGTCGTGGCTCATGACGCCTTCTTCTCCCGTTTCCCGCCGCGCTGTTTGGGCTGGTCCAGCCACACCCCGCCCCAGATGCCGCTGGTCGCTTTGATCTGGCGGGCCCAGACCAGGCAGGCATCCCGCATGTGGCAGGTGTTGCAGAGCGCGATGGCCTGCTGCGCCCCCTCGTCGTCAGTGCCGTTGGGGTGCCACAGCTCGGGGTCGGCGTCGGGTCGGGTGCAGGGGCTGCCGGCACCGGCGAAGTCGGGCGGTTCACCGGCGTTCTTGGGGAACAGGTGCTTGCCGGGGGTCGCTTGGCCGGTGGCGACCTCGCGGGTTCGGTCGCCGGGGCGCCAGAACACGCGGGTGCCGTTAGCGTGGATCGGGCCGGACCCGAACGCGCCGCCCTTCACGACCCGCCGCCCCGTTCGGCCAGGAACCCCTCGGCCTCGGCGACCAGCGCGGGGCCGGCGACCATGGCGGGGTCGTGCTCGAGTTGGTCGATGCGGTCGGTGGCGGCGGCGAGGCGGCTGTCGAGGACGCCCTTGGCGATCTCGGCGTGGGCGAGCTGGAGCTCCTGGTCGACGACCTCGCGGGTGAGCCGCCCGATGGTGTGCTGGCAGCCGCCGGGGCAGGCGCTCACGACTCCACCGCCTGGTCGTAGGCGTTGAGGGCGCGCCGAAGCTCCGTCCATCTCCGCTCGTGGGGGATGGTGGGCGCTACGATTGCCCGGCTCGCCTCGACGACCTCGCGGGCGGCGCGGAGTTCGTTCACGGCGTCCCAGACCCGCTGGCGGTCGTCGCCTTCGAACAGGTAGCCGAGCTGGTCGAGGGCGTCCAGGTCGACGCGGGTCATGGTCGGGGCCTCCGGTCCCAGGTGTCGCGGCCGATGACGCGCCCCCAGTCGACCAGGACAGCGGCGACGGCCAGCACGACCAGCAGCACGACCCAGCCGACGCTCACGACCAGGCCTCCTTGGTGTCGTGGGCGCGGGTGAGCAGGCGCCGGTCCTCGGGTCGGACGTGCAGGTGAAGGCTGTAGTTGTGGAGGCACAGCCAGCAGTGGAAGCTGCCGTCGGTGTCGACCTTCACGGTCGCGGCGAGGGTCACGACCCACCGTCCTCGTCCACCGGGGTGATTCGCAGCTGGGCACCGTCGGCGGGCACCCACACGATGCCGTCCCGGGGCGTCCAGTCGCGCGCGTCCACCGGGGCGCCGTCCATGGCGAAGAACTCCAGACGCAGGGCAGTCACGACCCCGCCCCTTCGCTCTTGATGAGGCCGCGCTGGGCCAGCCAGGACTCGCCGAACCGCTCCAGGTGACGGGCGGCGTCGACGATGGCCTTGATGGTGTCGGCGTCGACCGCCTGGTGGTGGCCGGAGGCGGCGCGGGCGGCGTCGACCTGGCGGCGGGCCTCCACGACCGCGCTCAGGCAGTCGGTGCCGGTGTGGACGTCGACCCGGAGGTCTTCGACGTGGGTGGCGAGGCGGATGGACTCGGCGAACGCCTCGTCGTCAGAGCTGCGGCCGTTGCCGTTGGTGTGCCTGACCATCGCGGCGGCCTGGGACAGCGCGACCTCGTTCGGGACCGGGACATACCCCTTGCCGGGGACGCTGCCGAACTCGTCAGTCGGAGCGTCGGGGGTGACCTTTGGGGTGCCGTCGGCGTTCCACTGGGCGGTCTCACCCAGCGGCCCCCAGGTGTGGCCCTTGATCTTGGGGTGCTGTTCCTTGATGCACTGCTGGGCGCCCTCGACCGTCTTGCAGCGGACGGCCTTGGCGGCGGTCAGGGTACGGTTTGCCATGCGATAGACTCCGATCACTCTGGCGTCGCTCGGCTTGCCTCTAGCTAGGTCGGGCGGCGCCGGGTTACGTTAGGACGCTTCCCGTCGCCTCCTTCTGATCTCGGCGAGGACCGGGTTCGTCCGGTCGACGGCGGGGACTTCGTGGGCGTCCATGAACGCCTCCAGGGCGCGCTCGCGGATGCGGATGCGGGCACCCTTGCGCTTGCCGATGCGGGTGTGGGCGATCAGGCCGTCGTTGCACAGCCGCCGGATGGCGTCGGCGGAGAGGCCAAGGACCTCGCCGGCCTCCTCCGGGCTGTACACCTTGTCCACCTACTCCCCCTCCCCCTCGACCCATTGGGGCCGGAACCCTGCTTCCTCGACGGTGACGCCGAGTCCGGTGGCGATCAGTTCGGCTTTCGGATAGGAAATGGTTAACTGCTGGCCGTTGAGGACCTTGTGGATGGTGGTCTTCCCCAGCTTCCCCGGCACGGCCAGGGTCCGGAATGACTTGTTCTGCTGTTCCATCAGGGTTGCTAGCTTGGCTGGGTCCGTGAGCACGTACGCCTCGCGGAGCACGGGCAATGCAAGCAACCTCCCCCGTTGGTGGACCGGTCCCGGGAGTCAACCGCCACCCGTCCCCTTTGTCAAGAGGTTGGACAAGATTTGTCCCCTACTTGGCGAGAAAGGGGGACAGGCGGGGGCGGGAACGGCGGGGCCGGGAGGCTTTGCTGGCTTGGGATCGGGCCGGTCGGTTGCGTGTCCCCTTTCCCATAGGGGACACTTGTCCTCGGCACGGACCGCATCCGGGGGTGGCCAAGACCTTGACCGCAGCCAGCAAGCCCCTGGAGACGACGGTGAACCGGTTTCAGCAGCGCCTCGACGACCGCCGCCGCGAACTGCACCTCTCCATGCAGGAGCTCGCCGACCGCTCCGGCCTCCCCTACTCGACCACCCGCCGCATCCTGAAGGGCCGCATGGTCCACCCACCGACCGAGCGCCAGCGCCTGGCGCTCGCCAAAGGGCTGCGGTGGCCGGTCGAGTTCCTCGACCAGGGCGCCGGGGAGATGGTCCACCCCGGCCTGAAGCCGGTGTACGAGGACGAGGATCTGCAGATCGTGGCCGCGTCCTGGGAGGAGCTGTCGGAGCGGGACCGGCGCACGATCGTCCGCATGGTCGAGGAGTTCCGCCGCGACCACCACAACGGCGGTTGATGTAGGCCGAATGGGTGGCGAACAGCCGTTCGGGGTCGTATCGAAGCTCGGCCGCATTACGTATTGCGCCAATTGCAGATTGAACGGTCAACTGTGCCCAGTCACTTCTGTCCCGAATTGTGAGACAGAGCAAGCACCGGCCGTGTTTCCCGCCGACCCGGACCTTGTCGGCGCTTCCCCCGGGGGGGTCCGAGTTGCATGTTGTCCGCCAGCCCATACCAACCGACGTCAAGGTCGAGGTGGTCGTCGGTCGCTTCGACGGCGAGACGGCGGTGATCGCCGACCCCGACCTGCCTCCCCAGCGGCTCCTGGACGTTACCCGGCCCATGCTGAGCGACCCCGAGCATGCCGACCTGGCCGCCAAGCTGGCTCCCCGCCAGCGACCTGCACCTGGTCACCTGCCGGGCCTGCCGCGACAAGGCCAAGGCGTCGGGCGGGGTGAGCGAGTGAGCGAGATCATCAGCCGGATCATGGATAAGGCCGAACGGGCCGACCGGGAAGCCTTGTTCGCCGCCGTGCAGGCCGCCGTGGTCATCCTGACCGACCTGAAACACGGAGAGGTGCCGTCGGCAGACGATGCATTCTCCCGCCTTGAGCACGCCCTGGACGTTGGCAAGCCGTACGGCAGGAGGCCGCTTCCACTGCCAGGGCCGCGGTCGCGGGACTTTGGCCAGGTCTATGACGTAGCGGATGAGAGCGGGGGCGAGGCGTGACCGATCCGTACTTCGAGATCCTGCGTGTTCTCGGCCCATGCCCGGTGGATGACCTCGGCGGTCAAGGGAACTGCACCTGTACTGAGTGGATCACGCCGGAGCAGATCGCTTGGCTGGCCGCTGAGGTCGGATGGTGGCGGGCATCGGTCAGCCGGATCGCTGAGTTGCACACCGAGGCGGCTATCCGGGCCAGCCTCAAGGATCTCCTTGACTCCCGCCACCATCCATCAGCCGAGGAGCTGCGGTGAGCCCCGACGACATCTTCGCCGAGTTGCGTGCCATCGAGAATCCCGTGACCCGCGAGCAGGCGTGCCGGTTGGCGATCGCCGTGGCCCGTGAGGTCCGCGCCGAGGCGCTACGGGAACTGCACGGCAAGCTCGGATCGTGGGAGAAGGTCGGCGACGCGACCGGGCTGCCCCGGCAGGACGCCTGGCGGATGGCCAAGCGATAGCCACCGTTGCGGGCGGTATCTACGAACACGCACCCTTGACCCGGCTGTTCAGTTTGCGGCATGGTTCGGTCAGGAACCTGGACAGGTTCGCCGAGACCCCGGACACGAGGAGACACTGCCCCGATGGCCTACCTGAAGCCGCATGAGGTCGCCGCGATCCTCCACGTCGATCCCAAGACCGTGTCGCGTTGGGCCAAGGAGGGCAAGCTGCCCCACATCCGCACCCTTGGTCGGCACCGCCGCTATCCCGAAGACGAGATCCGGGCGCTGGCCGAGTCGCTGAAGGTCGAGCCGACGGAGGCGACCCGATGACCCTTCGTCCGCTGCGGCGGCTGTTCGACCGCGCCTACCCCGACCCGGCGGCCTCCTGCCGCAACGTCCCCGACGACGACCTCGAGCCCGAGGACCCGCCGGTGATCACCGACCACGAGTTCCAGGGGTACAAGCTCGGCGACCAGTTGATCTGCATCCACCTGGACGGCACCCGGCCGTGCGGCGGGTCCGCCGGCGAGCACGCCCGCGTGGTCGAGGCGCCCGCCCAGCCGTGACCCTGGTCGTCTGCGAGCACTGCGGCCAGCAGGTCGGCCGGATGTTCCAGGCCCGGCATGGTCCTGATCGTGGCCGCTGGCGGGTCGTGCGGCATCAGGTCCTGGCTCAGGCGGGCCGTCCGGTGCGGACCGACTGCCCCGGCCGGTACGAGACCCGGGAACGGAGCGCGCCCCGGCCATGAGCTGCCTGGATCTGGACTGCTGTGAGTGTGATATGTGCGGCGGCTGCGAGGTCCATGAGGGCTGCAACGAAGATTTCAACCACATTGCATGGTTTACCCGGTTCGCCTCACCAGGTGAACCGATTTGTGGGGTTGAGGGTGCCCCTCGCGGCTATCCGGAGCGGCCTTGTGCCCGGTCGGCGGACCATGGTGGCGAGTGGCACCAGGACCGCCGGGGTAACGGCTGGCCGAACAGGAGCACGCCCCGGCCATGACCGCCGGGGCGCGACCGTTCGGGGTCTAGGGGCGCGTCTTCCACCAGCTAACGACACCTACGCAGACGACGAAGGCGAGCACCACCGCCACCTGCCAGGGGGTCATCAGCTGGCCTCATGCACCCGGTCGTACATCTGATACAGCACCGGGGTCCAGGCGGCCAGGTGCCGGCCCCAGTTGCCGTCCAGGACGCGGGCGAGCTCGGCGTCGCCGGCCGGACCCAGCTGGAACGCGAGGTGCCGGAGACCGTGGAGGACGACGTCCCATTGGCGGACGACGGGGGCTTCGGCGGCGCCGTGGGTCGGGGGTTTGCCGACGTGGCCGGCGACCTTGGGGCTGACGGGGAGGGCGTCGGGCCATTGGGAGCGGACGGGGCCGTGGCAGCGGATGACGGCCATGTAGGTGAGGATGCAGGCGTCGCGGTCGATCCGGCTGGAGGTCTGATGCAGCAGGGCGGTGGCGCCGAACATCTGGGCCCGGATCAGCTCCAGCTCGAGGTCGGCGTGGGGGTCGCCGTTGTGGCCGATGGGTTCGGTCATGAGGGGCCAGTCGCGGGTGAGCAGCCAGATGCCCTGGGTATCGGCGGCGAGCGGCCAGGCCTCGGCGATGACGTGCATGAGCTTGGACGGCGAGGGTGGGCCGCCGTGGTTCCAGTTGGCGACGTCGGGTTCGATGGCCATGGGGAAGCCTCCTACGGGTAGGTCATGCCGTTCAGGTGGGCGGAGATTGCCTGGTCCTGCTCGTAGCGCCACTGCTCATCCCGCTCCAGCTTCGTAACTCGCTCCCGGAGCTCGTCCAGTTCTCGGCGCTGAACCTGGCTGATCCCCTGGAGTTCCCGGATGGCCTCCCACAGTTGCGCGTTGTTCATGGCTGCTCCTTCACGCGTTGCGCCTTGGCGATCTGCCCGACCCGCTGCGGGGTCACGTTGAGGCGGTCGGCCATGGCGGCGGCGGTCATCTCCTCGGCGTTCCAGATCCGGCCGACCACCCGGTCGCGGAGTTCCATGGCGGCCTCGTAGGCGGTCTTGGTGGCTTCCAGGACCCGCTGGGCTGGGTCGAGGGCCTGTTGGGGGCTGGTGACGGCGTCGATGGCGGCTTGAACCTCCTTGTGTTCCCGCCTGATCGCTTCGGCGTAGCGGTCTGCGGCGGTGTCGGCGTCTGGGTTGGCCATACCCTCAGCATACGAAAGCGCGCTTTACATGTCTAGCCCGAACGGCTACGCTCTGCCAAAGTCCGCTTTCCTCCCCGTGGGGGGTGATCCCTAAACCCACTGTGTCCGCGCAGGGCGCGAAGTCGTAGTGACGCGAGAGACCCCGCCGGGGTGGCTGCCCCGGCGGGGCCCAGCATCGAAAGTGAGACCCCTCCGATGCACCCATATCGTCCCGCGCGTTCTGGTGGCGGGGCAATAGGCTTCCTGGCCCTCGCCCTGGCCGTGGCGTTCCCGGCGCTGGCGATGACCGTGGTGGCGACCGGCGCTGGGCTGGCGACCCAGGCGGTCACCGCGGTCGCCGCCGAGGCAAGCGTGGCCCGGCCGGGGCGTTCCCCACAGCGTCCCGGCCGGGCCGCTTCTTGCCCGGTCGATGGCAAGGTCCGGTTCTCTGACACCTGGGGCGCGCCCCGCGACGGCGGCGCCCGCCGGCACCGGGGCGTCGACATGTTCGCCAAGACCGGGACCCCGCTGGTCGCCGTCGCCCGCGCGCGGGTGGTGCGGGCGGGTTGGTCGGGGTCCAAGGGTGGCCTGGCCGTCACCCTCCGAACCAGTCGCGGCACCGAGCTCTACTACGCCCACCTCTCCCGCGTGTCGGTCCATGCCGGCCAGCGGGTCCGCAAGGGACAGAAGGTCGGGGAGGTCGGCCGCACCGGCAACGCCCGGAGGACCCCGCCGCATCTGCACCTGGAGGTCCGCCCTCACGGGCGGACGGTGAACCCGACCCCGTACGTCAGGGCGTGGTGCTGATGTGGGAGTTCATCGGCTGGGAGGGGCTGACCCCGAACGAGCAGTCCGCCGCTGTCGCCGGGATGATGATCGCCCTCGGGTCGGTCCTGGCCCGGCGGGTGCTGTTCAGCGGCCACGGTCTGCGTCGGCGGGAACCGTCGCGGCGGATCCGCCACCGGCCCGCCCCGCGACCGGCGAGCCCCAAGAAGCGCCGCAAGCGCGGGAAGCCGAAGCCGAAGGGGCGGCGCTGATGGGCCCGCCGCGGATCTGGCCGGCGGTGCTGCTGGTCATCTTCGGGCTGGCGCTGCTCCAGAACGCCGGGTCGCTGGAGCAGCCCGCCGACGCCGCTGCCGCCCCCAGCACCCGGGGGAAGGTGGCGGGGCCGTCGCGGTTCGCCAAAGCCGACGTTCCCCCGCCCATGCTCAAGCTGTACCGCAAGAGCGGCGGCCGGAGCGCCTGGCGAACCCGGGACGGTCGCCGCTACCCGACCTGGGCGGTGCTGGCCGCGGTCGGCAAGGTCGAGTCCGACCACTGCCGCGTCGCCGGCGCCAAACCGGGCGGGTCCTCAAGCGCGGGGGCGTTGGGGTGCATGCAGTTCATGCCCGGGACCTGGCCCGGGTATGGCCGCGGCAGCGTGTACGACCCCCGCAACTCGATCCCAGCGGCCCGGAGGTACCTGGCCGCCCACCGGGCCAAGCGGGACCTGGCGTGGGCGCTGGCCGCCTACAACGCCGGTCCCGGCCGCGCCGACCATCCCCCCGCCGTCACCCGCCGCTATGTCCGTAACGCCCTGGCGCTCGCGCGCCGCTACCAGGCCAGGAGGTCCTGAATGCGTCATCAGCCCGCCCACTACCCCGGCATGATCCCGATCGGCCCGCCCCGCCAGTCCACCAAGTCGGCCGTCATCGCCACCGCCATCCGCGAGGTGCTCATCTTCGCCGGCCTGTTCCTGATCGCCGCCGCCCTCGGGGTCCTCGACTCGCCCTTGATGCTGTTCGGCTACATCCTCGCCCGCGGCCTGATCCACGTCCTGGCCGGTGCCCGCCGCGACCGGCAGCTGTTCCGCACCCTCAGCCTGTGCGTGCTGGCCGGCGCTCTGGCCGCGATCGTGGCCACCGCCACCCCCGACCTGCCCGCCCTCGAGGGCCGGCAGCCCAAGCCGCCCGTGGTGAAGGTGGACGCGGCCCAGGTCGACCAGCTCGCCAAGGCCAAGGACATCTGGGCGAAGGCGTGGGCGCAGGTGGCGACGGCGTTCAGCACCGACCCTGAGGAGGCTGCCAAGTGAACTCCCCCCATGTAATTACACCGCTGCGGTTCCGCGACCTGACCGGGTTCGGCCGGTTCATCATCGTCGCCGTCGCCATCCTCACCGCCCTCGTCGCGGTGGCCGCGTTCGCCACCAGCTACGGCGCCCTGTACGCCCTGGTCCGCGACACCGGCCTCTACTCCGACCGCCTGACCCTGTTCTACCCCCTGCTGCTGGACGCCGCGTTCATCGCCGCCGAGCTCGCCGCCATCCTCGGGGGGATCCTCCGTGGCCCCCGCGGCTGGCCGGTAACGGTCATGCTGATCGCCGGGTCGCTGACGATCGCGTTCAACGTCATGCACGCCATGGGCAGCTGGGACGACTGGACCCGCGGGGTCATCGCCGCCCTTCCGCCGGTGATGATGATCCTCGCGTTCCAGGTCGACCTGGCGATCGTCGCCTGGGTGATGAAGGCCCTCGGCAAGACCGAACAGGCATTCGACGGGGCGGGGTCGGTGCTGGGGGTTCCGCAGATGGCCCCGCAGATGCAGACCCGCTGGTCAACCGGGACCGAATCCGGTCAATCCCGACAGTGGGGGAGTGTGGACGGTGGGGGAGTGGTCACCACCAAGTCCATTATCCTGGCCGAGCTGGAACGCCTCGGACCCACCGGGGTGACCCAGCTCGGCCCCGAAGGGATCACCGAGGAACTCGCCGCCCGCGGCATCGAGACCAAGCCGCGCTATGTCCGCAAGGTCATGGACGAGGCCGCCATCGCCCCGAGCACCAACGGTAAGGGTCACGCGTGAACCCCGAGTGGATGAACCGGGGCGCCTGCCACGGCGCCCCCGACGCCTGGTTCTACCCGGATCTCGGCCCGGGGATGATCGAGGGCATCAACGCCGCCAAGCGGGTCTGCGCCCGCTGCCCGGTCCGGGTCGAGTGCCTGGACTATGCTCTGGCCAACAACGAAAAGGACGGGATCTGGGGCGGCACGTCGGGTCGGGAACGACGCCGGCTGAAGGCCGAACGGAGGGTCGCATGAGCGGGAAGGACATACCATTCCACCGCTACGTCGGGGCCGACGATGACCCGCCCGACGCGATCTGCGCAGCCTGTGGTGTCCGTAAGGACCGCGCCATCCATGATGAGGAGACCGCCGATCGACACGGCGGATTCCAGCCCGTCGAGCCCGGTCTCGAACTCCCCCGCCCGGATGGTTAATAATGATACTTATGTTAACCTCGTCCGCTTCTACCCCTTCTGACCAGGGAGAATCCATGAGCGCTAAGTGTGTCCGGTGGCTGTGTGGGATCGCCTGCCCCGGCCCGAGCGGGTGCAGCGGATGACCGACCGGACCCCGCGGTGGCTGTGGTGGTCGATGGGGATCGGCACGACCGGCCCCAGCGGGCCGAACGGCTGATGCCGCGGCTGCTGTACCTGGCCGTCCTGCACGAACTGCTGGGCTGGTTCGAGGCCCACCATGTTCCTGGGGCGCGGCTGCTGCGCCGGTTGTGGGCGGGCCCGATCCCGCGCTGGCCCCAATAGCAAGAACGCCCCGCCACCTCCGTAGAGATGACGGGGCGTCTGGTCCCCATGACCGCCTATTGCGGTGGAGAGATTAACAGATCATCCGAACACGTCGTCGTCGGCCCCGTGGTTGCTGAACGGCCGGTTCGGGTAGCCGCCGGCGGGGCCGTGGTCGACCGGCCGCAGTTCGCGGCCTTGGCGGTCCCGTGGGGTGTCGCCGGGCAGGACCGGGGTGACCCGGGCGCGGGCCCCGCGGGCGCCCCACAACGCCCCGGCGAGACCGAAGATGAGCGGGACGGCGGCGGTGAGCGCGTCGGCGAGGGCGCCGGCCTGGTCCTCGCTCACCTGTACGTCGATCCCCCAGGCAGCGAGCAGCCCGACAACGGCCAGGATCGTGCCCCGGGTGACGACGATGGGGGTCACCCGGTCGGGGTTCTCACTTCTCATGTGGCGTCTCCGAACTGCTGCTTGAGGTAGTTGTTCCAGCCGCGGCGGGCGACCTCGACCACCAGATGCGGGATACCGCCGTGCTGGTTGATCCACTGGTCCGGCCAGCCGCCGTCCTTCTGCGCCCGGTCCAGGATCATGTGACAGACGGCGTGACAGTCGCCGTCGAGGCGGACCCAGACGACCTGGCGGTCACTGAGGAGCCGGCTGTCGCTGCCACCCCAGCTGATCGGGACGACGTGGTGAAGCTCGTAACAAAATGCACGACGCCCGCAAGCGTCGCAATAGACCGTTTCTCCTGGCTGCACCCAGCCTTTAGCCGGTAGTTCCTTTGAGCCGCCTGTAGCGGCGGTGCGCAGACTCCCGCCCCTGCTTGCGGCGACATTCGGAACAGATCCGCTGTCCATACCGCTTCTCCGGGTCGTAGGGGTGACCGGCCGGGCAATGCGTCTTGAGGGCGTTGCGGGATGGTGGGCTGTCGCCACGCAGGGAGTTCTCCCCTCGCGTGACCGGCTCCAGGTGCTTGGTGCACCAGCCGTGCTTGCGGACTGGTCGACCGCAGGGCTTGCCGTTCTCAGAGACAGGGCACCCTTGCTTTTCCATAGGCGCATGCTAGCATGCATGCACCACAGTTATCACCAGCAGGAGGTATGCGGCATGGCGAAAGCCACAGTCACCAAAACTGTTCGCCTCCCGGCTGCCCTCGCGGAGAAGCTCGAAGCCGCCGCGAGAGTCACCGGCAATAGCGAGAATCAAGTGTTCATCACGGCCGTGGCGAACTACGTCGGTCGACCATCAGTGTGGGAGAAGATCGAGGCTGAGGAGAAGCCGTGAGCGACCGCCCATATCAGGTGACCTACGTGGCCTTACAGGCCTGGAACAAGCCGCATCGCCGCGCCATGTTCAAGACCCGCTACGGCGCCGAGAAGGCCATCCACCGGCTGGAAAGCCAGCCCGAGCATTGGGGCGGCATCAAGCGCAGCTACCCGACCCCTCCCGACTACGAGGATGAGACCTGGCACGGCGACTGGGAGTGCATCGGCATCGTTGGCGTCAGCACCTTCATCTACGACGACCTAGCCAAGGAGTTCGACCCTTCCCCCGTACGGATCATGGTTGAGGATGACGAGGGATTAGCCGAGGCCTACCTGACCATTGAGGTTGCCGAGCAGGTCTACGAGGCACTCGGCAAGGCGATCCAGAAGGCCAAGGATGCCCAGGTGGAGGCAGGATGAGCGAGAGCTTCACCCTAGCAGCCTCGCTGCTCTATTACGTGGCTGCCAGTAGTGCCGACCGTCCCCTCTTGGCCGGCGTGTATGCCGTCTGCGTGATCCTGGCCCTTCGATGAACTCTGGCGGTGGTGGCGGTGGCGGATGTGGTCTCGGTGGACCGGACTGGCGATCAAGTGGCAGCCACGCGCCCTCCATAGCTTCGACTGGGCGATGACCGCCTGGGTTTGGTACTGGCTGATCCTCGCTCTCAACACAGACCGAATCTAGGCGACTCCCAGACGTAGACGCGGCGTCCACAGGCATCGCACAGAATTAGTTCCCCGGGCTGGACCCACCCCTTGGCCGGTAGTTCCTTGGCGGTCACTACCGCTCCCCCGACTCCTCGAACACGAGCCAGCGTCGCTGCCCCGACCCACCCTCGAGGCGGGGCCGCTGGTCGAAGTCGACACTGGGGAGGCGGCGGTTGATGGCGCGCTGCCAGTCGCGGTAGGTGGCCGGGTGCTCCTCGAGCGCCTGGAGGGCGGCGTAGGTGAACGCGCCGTTGGCGCGCCCGTTGAACCAGGCGTCGTAGGCGACCTGGGTGTCCTGGCAGGCGGCCAGGAGCAGCGCAGAGGCGCGAGCCCGGCCGCGGACAGGGGTGTACTGGACGGTCTCGGCGTCGACCAGGTCTTCTTCGAACATCCATTCGGCCGGCGGGAGGAACCTGGCTAGGCGGCCACCGATCGACACTCTGTCGGCGTACGTCGGCGGATCGGTGGGTTCATGGTCCAAGCTGAGCCGCGGGGCGAGCCGGTTGACGGTGCCCGAGTGGCAGGAGTCGCTGATGAACACGACCCGGGCCCAGCGGTGCCCGCTGGTGAACACGCGGTAGAGGTCGTCGTCGCCGATCATGGAGGTCTTGGCATAGTCCGTCGGCACGATGACTTCATCCCGTCGATCCGGCTCGTCGCCGTCCCGATCAACGCGCCACGAGCCGTGCCCGCTGTACTGGATGACGGCGAGGTCGTCGGGGCCGGTGTCGGTGATGAGGTCGCCCATGGCCATGAGCATGTTGGCGCGGGTCGCCTGGGCGTCGGTCAGCATGACGACCTGGAACCCGCGTTCGCCCAGGACGGCCGCCCAGTCCTTGGCGTCGTTGACGCATCCGGCGAGCTGGGCTGAGGTGCCGACGTAGTTGATCCCGATCGTCAGGGCGCGCTTGGTCAAGGCTCCTCCCTGGGGATCGGGGCGGTGAACGCGGCCTTCCAGGTGACCGGACCCACCACCCCGTCGGCCTCCAGCCCCTGCTGGCGCTGGAAGAACACCACGCTATGGTTCGTGCCGGTGCCGAACTCGCCGTCGGGGACGCAGGGGATGCCGCGGTGGTTGAGCTGGGCCTGGATCTTCCTCACGTCCTCGCCGGTCATCATCGGGTCGGTGAGGCGCAGGTAGCGGCCGGGCCAGGGCGGGTACGGCGGCGGGTCGATCTTGGCGTGGTAGTGGTGGCGGAACAGCGCGCTCGTGTCGGAGCGGGCGTCGGGTCCGACGAGCACCCCCGCCCCGCCGCGTGACTCGACGTTCAAGGATCCGAGGCGGCCGGCGACATGGCCGATGCCGCTGCTCGACTCCCACGGGTAGATGACGCCCATGCTGAAGTCGCCTGCGTCGCCTTTGCCGGCGTGGAGGCCGAGGTCGTCGTAGACGCTGGCGATGGTGCCGGTCCCGAACCGCCGGACGTAGACGTTGGAGCGGTCCTCCAGCACGTTGAGGCAGGCCGAGAGGAACCCTGAGCAGTCGAACCCGTCGGGGCCGACCCCGCCCCACCGGTAGGGGTCGCCTTCCTGGGCGTGGGCGAACCGCTGGGCCCGGGTGAGGTCGTCGGTGCCAAAGGCCACTAGCCGGCGTCCTCGGTGTCGGGGTCGGGGGTGTCGTCGCGCTGCTGCGACTCCCGCACCGCGTCGACCTCCTCGGGGGTGAGGTCGTCGGTGTCGTTCAGTTCGCGTTCGGTCATGGCTGCTTCTCCTTGTCCCAGTCGTACCGCCAGCGGCCCGGGGGCACCTTGAGCGGCCAGGCGCCCGACCCCCACTGGATGCTGAGGGGCTGGCCGGTGTTGTTGGTGACCTCCAGCCACCGCCAGCCGTTCAGGGCGGCCGGGTCGCTCATGGGTTCCTCATCAGTGGTCGCAGCGTTCGAGGTCACACGGCCGCCAATACTGGCCGTCCCAGTGCCCGGCCGGTTCCTGCTCGCCCTCGGGCAGCGGGAACACCAGGTCCACGAGCTCGGCGGGGGTCACCGCTGGCCGTCGCCTTGGCAGTCCTGGATCCGCACGTTGTTGGCCAGCTCCCGGAACAGCGCCGCCGTCGCCCGGTCGCGTTTGAGTTCGAGGCGGCCGAGGGCGAGCAGGAACCGGCGCCGTTCGGGGTCGCGGGCTTGGGCGGCCAGGGCGGCGTAGTCGTCGGCCAGCTCCTCGTTCTCCTCCTGCTCGGCGACCGCGAACCGCTCCAGCAGGACCTTGGACTGGCGGGACTGGACGTTGCGGCCTTCGCAGGCGTCGGCGAGGGTGGCGTCGTTGGCGCGGTAGTCGCGTTGGAAGCTGTAGAGCATGAGGCCGATGCCGAGGATGGCCAGGGCCAGCGACAGGGCGACGATGCCGCGCATCCGCAGCATGGCCAGGCGAGTGACGGGGGCGTCGGGGTCCTGGCCGCCGAGGAGCCAGCGTTCCAGGCCCGTCGGGTGGCCGGATTCCCCGACGATGAACCGGCGCACCACCGTTACAGCCTCCCGATCAGCACAAGCAGGAGCGCCACGAAGGCGACGATGCCGTAGTAGGCCAGGGCAGGTGCGTACTGGCGGGCGATGTCCCTAAGCACCTTGTTCATGGCTCCTTCGTGCCCTGGTGATCGCCGAGCCTAACGAGCGGGTAGCCCGCGAGCAGGCTGGCGCCGATGGCCATCACTGGGAAGTTGGGGGGTCCGTTCTCGACGAACTGGTAGACGACTTGGCTGAGGATGCAGGCGGTGCCGACACCGATGATGACGAGGTCTCTGATGAGTTTGATGGTCATGTAGAGCCGCCCCCCCACGGCGAGGACCGGTCCCAGCGGGGTCACGGCTGTACGGTATGTCCGTTTAGGTCCATTCGAGGTTGAAGGTACCCCCCCAGACTTGGCCGGTGGTCTTGGTGCCGAACGTCCCGACTACCCGGTTCAGCAGCGGGGCGGTCGCGGCCCCGGTGCCCGAGGCGGTGCCCTGGTCGATCCCGACCTCGTTCCAGGCGAAGTTCCCATCCCCCGACGCCCAGGACGCCACGACCGACAGCCGCCGCGTCCCCGTTCCCGCCCCGACGGTGCCGGCGCCCGTGACGAGTTCCCAGCGGCGGTTGGTGGAGCCGGTGGCGGCGGCCAGGTCGGTGTCGCCGACGCTGGGGGCGGTC